CCAGCCCGGCGCATTGGGCTGGTCGATGCCAGGCAGATAGGTCGCATATTCGCCGTCACAATCGACCGGGCGGCCATACCAGCCAAGTCCCAGCCCGGAGGCGTCTGCGCTATCGGATAGGATGATTTGCGGGACGGTCATGTCAGGCCCTCAGACTTTGATCGGAATGCGGAAGTGGAGGCAGTAATTGCGCAGCCGGCGGTTGATCCCGGCGGGGTCAAAGACATGATCCTCGCTGTCTGCCAGGTTGCCTCGGGCGCCCTTGATGCGGCCGGTTTCCCAATTCTCGCCCACGACCTGGCTATCGCGCAGGCCGTAGCAAAGCATGTCGCCGGCCTTCAGATCGAAGCTTGTATTGAGGCGGACGCGGTTGCGCGCGTGGATGACGGGAGCGCCGGATAGTGCGATATCCCCGACGCCCGGCCGCTCGATGTAGAAACCGTAATTGGTGGCCGCCGCGACCCATGATGTGTCCCAGACCAGCGGCGGCTTCGGCACATGGAACAACACATCAACGACGCGCGGCCCCTGGCGCTTGGCCCGCACGGGCTGGAGCGGCCGGAACTTGCGAGCGGGGTCAAAGGCCAGCGTCCCGTCCGCATTCTCGTAGACGGACTGGAGGTAGGCCCGGCTGATATATGCGCCCATCACCTTCGATGAAGTGGCGGTCAGATGCAGGCCTGAAACCGTCACCCCATCGCCGGGGATATAGTCCAGCATGTACATCGGGCAGGCCATGACGAACCACGGACTTTGCTCGCACAGCTCAGCCTGCGCGAACGTGATCCCGGTGGGATCGGGAAGGCCGTATCCCGCCAGGTTGAAGCTGGAGGTCTGCGTGTGGACGCAGACGACGGGGCGATGTTCACCAACCGCGCCGGCGACATCACGCTCGTAGTCCCGGCGCTCCTTCGCCACGATACCGCGCCAGGTAGCGCCCGGCGTCTGGAGCGAGATATCCGCCTCGCCCTGCACCCGTGCATAATATGGCACGCTGACGGTCTGGCTTAGCGACCGTGCATATTGGACGCCGAAGCGCATCTGACTGGTCAGGCGGTTGTAATAGCCGCTCCCTCGCGCCAGTCGGATTGCCTCGGTCCCTGCCTCGCCCGCTGAGTGGAAGAGCTGGACCGAACCCATTTCGTCCAGAGAAACGCCGAAGCGATCGGGCAGGGCTTCCAGGGTGGCCAGACCCGCGCCAGAGGCTGGCGTTTCACCGCGGATTCCCGAAGCGGTTTCATGCAGGGGGACCACGCTGGCGAAGTCCGCTCCGGTCGTGCCGTCGTCCTGTGGCCGCACCCCGCCGACGAACATCAGCAGGCGGGGCGAGAAGGCCACCGGCGTGACAATCGGCAGGCTCTCATAGCCCTCGCTCAGCGATTGGCCGTAGAGAGAAATGATCCCGACTTCAGTATCCAGCGCGTTGAGCGGGGATACGACATGCTCGATCCCGTTCGCATCGGTGCGGCGCGGCGCGGTGAGCGCATAGCCGTTGCGGTCAGTCTCGACATGCGAATAGATGCCGCGCGTGTGGCGGGCCGGTTCGCGGACCATAGACCGCTTGGCGTGGCCGTCTGATTCGATAACCAGCGCCGCGTTGCCGTCCTTGTCGGTGATGACGGCGAGAGGGGCGACGCTGCGCTTGCCGATCGTGCTGGCGACTTCGGCCACGGTGTCAGCCGCCTCTTCGGCGCTATCCGCTGCGGCATCAGCCGCCGCTTCAGCAGCATCAACCAAAGGCTGGAGAATGGCGACCGCCTCCTCAAGGTCGCCCATGCCTGCCGCCGCGATGTCGATGGCTAGGGTATCCAGACCGTCCCGGATTTCCTGCTTTACCGGCTCGTTTTCGCCAGAGGCAGGAACGCCATTGGTGACATAATCACGCCAGGCCAGCTTGAGTGCGTCAGTGCCGGCGGTCATTCGTAGCTCCCGGTCATGTCTTCCACCAGCGTGAGAGAACCAGTGGCAAAGCGCGGGCCGTTGAGCGGCGCCGACATGTCACCGGACAACCGCATCACGCAGCGAGGATCGGAGAAATTGAGATTGGTCCCAGCCTGGACTGCTTCACGAAGCGGCGGCCGAAACGTGATTTCGTTACCAACGACGGTCGCGATCTCATAGAGACGATGGCGCCATGTCGGATGATCGATGCTGAACCGCTCGCCGCCGATCAGGGGCTTGCCGAGCGTCACGATGGTCAGGGTCATCGAAGTGGCGCGCAGCGGGGCATCGGCGCCAGACCTGACTTCGCAATCGCCAGCGGTGTAAAGCGTCCCATCGCTGAACGGCGTGCCATCGCTATGCGGGACATGCTGCCGTGACGCGACGGGCTGGTGCCGCGCATCGCAGATCGGAAAGATGATTGCCCGAGTGCCGCTGTTCAGTAGCGCCCGCAGCGAGCGCCAGGACAAGACCTTCTCACGGCGGTTGAGCGGTGCATTCTGATAATCAGCGACCCAACGGCCGCCGCCGTCCGTAACGATCGCGCTTTCGTCGCCATTGATCGCAGTCCCGCCCGAAATCACATTGGCGCGCACCATCATTTCGCGCGAGGCGAAGCTGAATTGGCACGTCGGGAAGGTCGCGAGCATGGCGGAACGATGGTTATAGGGGCTGGCTCAAGCTACGGACGGGACGGTTATGTCACCGTCACAGCGCCAGTCCCCACTGCTCCAGATTGCGCGCCCGATGCACTGTATCCCCGCACGAAATAATAATATGTGCCAGCAGCTATCGTATCGACATAGCTTTGTGTGGCGCCTGGTGCGGACGGCAAATCGCCGCTTGCCAACGACGCGCCGACAATGGTGTTAGTGCTGTTGCGATAGACGCGGCTATAGGACAGGTTCGCCGATGCGGCATTTGTCCATTGGATCGTCGCCTGACCGGATCCTCCAGTGCCAGAAACCGATGACGGCGGCGCCGGCGCAAGGGCCGATGTCGAAGTGCTGACGGATTCGATGGCGGACCATTCCGAACGCCGGCCATCGCCTACCGCATAGGACACGGCAACATCGATGCTGACATCCGTTGGCACCAGACTGGAGAGCAGGACAGCCGCCGGGCCGGGATCGATGTCGGTATATTCCTGCTCGTTCCACGTCGTGTCGGTGGTGATGCGCCAGCGGGCATACCATATCACGTCGTCCCGATCGAAGCCGTCGACGGTGATCCGCACGCGCGCATCGGCGCCGCCTTCGCCCAGTTCGGCTTCGGCATCCGTGATTACGGGGGTAGGCAGGGGCACAACCGCCGGCCGCGCGCCGACCGGAGCTGGCTCACCTTCCTCGGTCGCGGCGTTCCAGGCGTCCACGTTCGGGTTGGCGCGCACCCAATCGAATTGAACGCCGGTCTGCGTCCGCCGAATGCGCACGATTTCCGCCGGGCCGGAATAGAAGACGGTCCCAGCTTCCTCGATATGGATCGGAATGAAGCGCTTGCCCCTGATCTTCCGCCCCTTGGGATTGGTCGCAATCGTGCCACGCTTGGGAGCCATGGTCTTGTCGAGCAGGCGCTTTGCCAGACGGGCAGCCTGCGCATGGCTTGGCACCGGGTTCTCCAACGAAGTCGGCTTCTCGCCCACCTCATCAATGCTGTCCTCGTCGCGCCAGTCGCTGGTCGGCACGGTCGTGAAATCGTGATCGGCAGACAGATAGGTCAGCGCGACGACATTGGCCTGATCCTCGTCAACGATCCCGTCATCCATCGACCAAGTGACGATCTCGCAGGGGCCAATCATGTCATCAGGATCAGGCTCGACATAGCGACCAGACCACGGGACCAGCGCGCCGTCAGCGCGCGTCGTCACCATGCCATCGCAGGCCGCCAGCAGGTTACCCAGCGTTACCTTGTGCGCATCGGTGTGCTTGTGTGCGAGGGCGACGCGATAGCGCGGCTCCGTCCCGCCACCGACCCAGCGAAGGACCGTGCCGGCCTTGTAATCGTCGCCTAGCGATGTCGTCAGCGTGACGGTGTTGCCCGCCAGGCTACCCACCACCTTGTCGATGCCATAAGCCGCCAGGGTGACGGTCTTGCCCGGCGCCAGCCCTTCAACACTGGTCAGTTCAAAGCTGGTGTCGCCGGAATCCGCATCATCCACGAACACGCCAGCGCCGTGATAGACCTCCATGGGCGCATCGCAGTCGTCGGCGAAGGCGGTCCAGTAGGCGAGGGTGGGCGCGAAATGCGTGTCCCAATCCTTGTTGTTGCGGACGAGGTAATAGTGAGCGATGGCAAGGGCCGCGTTGTCTGACCATTTCCATGTCGTCGGATCATTGATGTCCTGCGTCGGGTCGCGCCAATCGAAGACCAACTGGGCACGCGCGACGATCGACATGGCATTCGCATCCGGCCCGCCGGTCGGATAGACCTCGTTATAGTTTTTGGCCTTCACCGACTTGGAGATCATGCAGCCGGTCGCCACGCCATCGCCGCGGTGGTTTGTGGTCCAGATGCCGGGCAGACGCGCGATGACCTCTGCAAAGGCGGTTTCGGTCGGCAGGCCGAGCCGCGTGCCGATCTTGATGGTGTCGCCGTCGCCAAACTCGCCATCGTTCTGCTTGATGACGAAGCCGCCGCCGTTCAGCTTGACCTGCTTGTCGCCGAGATAGATTCGCTCAATGAAGTCAAGCTGGCCGTCATGGAAAGCCCAGACATCGACCGCATAGCCGTCATCGTTCGTGACATAGAGGATATAGGCGCCGAACAACCGGACACGGCCATAGGCCGACACGCGAGGCGGAACTGCCGTCTTGATAGACCGCTCCTGCTGCTCAGGCTTTGGCCCCTTCGGCCTATAGAGGACGGCAAGGGCCAGCGCTGCTGCTGCGGCGAACGGCTGTCCTCCAGGGATGAAATTGCCAGCAACTGCCACGATCTGGAGGGAGAGACGGCCCAGACCCTTATCAATGATGCTGAGCGGCGAGACGATCGCCCTTGCAACACCGCCCATCAGACCCTCCAGATCATCAAAGGATCGCCCGGCGCGCAGATAAGGCCGTGACGATGGACGCTGGCCCAGCGCTGCCCGGTCCAGATGCCGGTCGTGCGGTTGTGGCCGTCGTCGGTAGGCGCGTTGAGGATCGCAGCGTCCCCCATCTGCGGCTCATCGACCACGGCCAGCCCGATCGCCTCCATGCCGCGCTGCCAGAGCATCAGCAGACCGCCGCCGCGCACAATGACGCGCGCAGCCGAACGCTCGCTGTCATAGGCAATGCCGGTCGCTTCCATGGCGCTGGCATGGCCACGAAGGACCAGCCACCGGTCGAGCCAGCGGGAACAGTCATGCGTCTGCCAGTCCCATGCCGGCCGCCGGGTGCGGAGATATTCGCCAAGCTCCATCATCGCGGCCCGAACCGGCGCAGCACGCCCTGATAAATCTGGGCCACATGGCTGAAGATCGCATCGGTAGGCGACTTGCGCCGCTGGTCCGCGTCGGTCCAATATGCCTGCGGCGAGCGATTGCGATCCGTGTCCTCGGTGGCGATCGAGAGGGTCAACACCCGCGACCGGCCTTCATCGGTTTCCTCGCTGCTGAAGGTCAGCTTGTCGGCAATGAACACGTTGTCATATTCGACATCTTCAAGCTGCAGTTCGTCATCGAAATAAAAGCGGACGAAATGGACCTTGGCCCCCTTGACCGATGCCGCTTCTCCGATCGCGATGGCGAGGACTTCTGCGCTGACACCGGACAGGCGGATATCGATGCGCTCGGCCTGGCCGTTGATCGGAATTTCGAAGTCGGTCGCGTTGAGCAGTTCGCCGCCGCCGAGGTAGATCGCCGGCTCGCTCTCCACGATGTCGGCCGGGATTTCGAGGTCGCCGAAGCCGCCCCAGAGCCGGGCCGGGGGATCGGAGGCTATGCGGATGCCGAAGGACTCGTTCATCAGCCGCCCTTCAACTGCGTGAACTTGTTGAGGGTGCCGGGCATAGATTGCTGGCTTTGCGCATAGGCAGCGCCAGCCGCGCGCGCCGAACTATCGCGGGAAATGCTGGCCATCTCAGCATAAAGCTCGGTGGTCACCACGGCGTTCGGAAGATTGAACTGAGGCGCGTAGACGGTTGGCTGACTGCCGCCGCCCGCCCGGATCGCCTTACTACCCACGCTCAGCGTCTCCCCGCGCGTGACGTTGGCGATCGGGCGCCCGTTCAGCGACAAGGTGTTTCGGTCGGTGCCGCCGCGCCCGCCAAGGACGCCCGAGCCGCCGGATGCGAAGCCTACGCCGGTGCCGGTTTCGCCGCCGCCCGCTGACCCTTGGAAGAAGGTGCTGATTGAGGTGAGGATATTGCCGAACGTGCCGCCTGATTCCCCCGTGCGACGCATGGAGTTCAGGAACGGCTCGATGATGTTCTTGTTAATGAAGATATCGATCAGGCCAGCAAGGAAAGGGTCTTTCACCCCGAGGCGCTTGGTGATGCTGTCCCGGATGCCGTCACGCACATAGTCCAGCTCCTGCGTGATCAGTTCTTCGACCTGATCCTGTGTGCTGGTGCTATTCAGGTTGCGGCGGTAGCGGGCTAGGGGGCCTTCATACTGCTGATTGACACCATCAGTTTCAGCCTGCTGTATCTGGCCAAGGGCATCTAGCCGCGCCTGCGCAATCTTCTTCTGGGCGTCGCTTGCGTCTTTGCTGGCGATCACCGCGTCGAGTTCAGCGCGCTCCTGTTGGTAGGCCAAATCTAGCAGGCGAAGCTCAATATCGCGCCGCTGTTCGCGCGTTTGCGCCAGGTCACCCTGCGCGCGCAGAATATCCTGCTGATTGCGCAGGTCGTTGACCCTGATATCGACGGCTTCCTTCGCCGTCTGCACATCGCGCTCGTAGATGACCTTGCCCGCCTCTAGAGCAGCGACGGTTTCAGTCAGCGCTACAATCTTCGCCTTCTGCGCGTCCGTGTAGCGCTTGTCGGCTTGAACGTCAGCGATGGCGGCGGCTTTATTGGCCTCGATGCGCTGCAGTTCGACCTTGGCGCGGTCTTCCGAATTGGTCAGTTCGACGGTCTTTAGGCGAAGAATCTCACTATTGAGCTGCGCTTCTTCGCGCGCGAACGCTTCTGGGTTTAGTGGCGAGCGCGGCGTGCGGGACTTCTTGCTGCCGGAAGATGCGGGTGTGGCTGCTGGCTTACCTCGGCCTGCTGCTGGTGTTCCAGGCAATGGATTGCCAAGAACATCGGTCCCCCCAACCATTCTGCGAAAACGATCTTCAGCCCTTTCGCCCTGCGATGTAGCCATCGACTGGTTGAAAGCCTTGAGAAACTGACCGGCGCGATCCGCTTCCTTCGCGAGCGGCGTCATCGAAAATTCGCCACCAGTATTGCCGGCTCGGCGCGCTGCCTCGTTGATCGTGGACTTGACGCGATTGTCGAACCGGCGGCCGAAGTTGTCGATGCCGATCAGGGTATTGTCGACATTATCGACCAACCTGAGAATGTTCGCGATACTATCCCGCACGTAGTTCGCACGGCCCTCGATCTGGTCGAATGCCGCAAACGCGCCGTCGATAAGGGGCTGGAACACGTCTGCCAGGCCTGCGAATGTGGCTCGTATTTCGGCGCCAGCATCGAATGCTGACTCTTCCATCTGAGCGAAGCCATCTGCGCTTTCGCCGAAGAAGCTGGCCAACATGGATGAGAACTGGCCACCCTGATCGAAAGCGGAAAATGTCGTGAGTGCGGCATTGGAAATGCGCGTCATCGCATCGCCAAAGGTCACTGGCAATTGATTGAACTCAGCGTCGATGCCAGCAGTGAACTTCTGATCGGTCAGTGCCGCCAGCAGCTTGTCAGAGGTCAACTTGCCCTCTTCGCCCAGCTGCTTGATCTGACCGATCGGCTGCCCCATGCTCTCGGCGAGCAGGCGTGCAAGGCGAGGGGATGCCTCAAGGATGCTGTTCAGTTCGTCACCACGCAACGCCCCAGCGGCGAGCGCCTGACCGAACTGCAGGGTTGCGGATGCGGCCTGATTGGCATCGGCGCCGCTGATCTTGAGCGTCTTGGAAAACGTCTCGGTGGCCCGCGCTGCTTCCGCCTGCGTGCCGCCGAGTTCCCTCGCCCCGCGCACAAAGTTGGCGTAGAGCGAGGCGGTTTCGGATAGGCCCGACCGCGTGTCATTGGCGATCCGGTTCACGTCCTTCTGCGCCTGACCGAACGACCCGAACCCCTGCGTGGCGAGCTTCAACGTTGCGTCGAGCTTCTTCGCTTCGTCAGCCAGCGTCAGGAATTGCCGGGTCAGTGCAATGACCGAGACGCCAGCAAGGGCTGACGACATGATGCCCGCCGCCCGGCTGACGAATGCTTCGGTAACGCCCGCGCTTTTCTGGATGCCCGACATGGCCTTGTCGAACTTCGCTTCCGCGCGCGCGACATTGGCCTCGTAGCGATCAAGCCGGGCCTCAAGCTCGACAACGACGCGATCGGCGGTGATCCCAGACATCAGTGGATCTTCCCGATGCCGGCGCGCTCCATGCGCAGGAACATGCTGCTCACGTCATCAGCGGACGGAGGCGCTTCCTCGCCGTCCTCATTGGCCAGTTCATGGTGATGGATTAGCGCGGCATATTCCGGCATGGTAATGGCCTCCGCATCGCTCAGGCCAAGCCCGAGGGTTCGGCAGTTGTGGAGGACGAGGCCCCAGTCGATTTTCGATGGCTCGGCCGCTTCAACGGGGCTTTTTTTTTAGCCTCCTGCGCCGGCGCATATCCGACATAGAGCGCGGCAATAATGGCCTTGGCGGTCAGGTGATGCTCCGCCAGGGCATGCCCATCGACATAGTTTTCTATCAGGCTGTTCGCGCGCAGGGCAGTCACATCGATCGCCTTGCCGTTCACTTCACCTTTGGCGCCGCCAATCAACCCCTGCCGCAGCGTCTCGACAACATCATGGATCGACCAGCCGCCGTGCATCAGCCGATGCTTCACAAGGTCGATCGGCCCGGCCTTTTCCTCGATTTCGATGATGCGCTTGATGGGCAACCGGAACAGATATTCGCCATCGGCGAAGGGCAGGGCGATCTCGGTTTGCATGGGGCAACGCTATGTGCGAGGCATGGCGCGGTGCTACGGACGGCAAGGGGAGGCGTGATCGTGAAGCAGTGCCCGCAATGCATGAAGCAAATAGATGCCCAGGCGCGGGTGTGCCCCTATTGCCGGACCGAATTCACGAATGATGAGATCACCTCGGCGACCAAGCTTTCGCGTATCCGTGGGGCTGTTGGATTGGCGATTGTCATCGCGATCGGAGCCGGCATCGTCAAATCATGCGGACTCTAACATGTTGCGATTTTTTAGAACGGTCTTCGGAGATGCTCAACGCAGCGATTCGCCGTCGTCCAAAATCCGTGGGACTGGGGCAAGCGCCCCTTCAGATACCAAGGCCGTTCGGCGGCGCTTGGAGGAAAGTGGCATTCATGATGCCACTGGCGAAGTGATTGACTTCATCATTCTGAACCACAGACGAAATGGGAGGGATGTCTGGAGGGAACCGGAGTTCATTGCCCTATCCGAGGCTTGGGGAAGAGGATCTCCCAAGGATACCTGGTTTGAAGTGATAAAGCCGTGCAATTGTGTCCTGAATTGCCTTGCTGACATGCGCAGGGCCAGCGAAGCAGGAATCACGCAATTCAAATTTCGCTTTGGCGGCATGGCGGCAGGACACTGCAGCTATTCAAGGAGGATGGATAGCCAAGTCGTTGCGGTTGCAGATGCACCTGCATTACCTTCATCCGAATGCGAGCATCCAGACCAGTGCGGCTGCCGCTGGCAATCATGGCTCCCACTGCTGAGTGAAATAGAATAAGGGCGGCCTTTCGACCGCCCCTCAAGGTTCGCTGGCAGATGGAGAGGGTTAGGGGTTGGCGACGAAAGTCTTCGGCCCGGCCGCGCTGATCGTGATGCTGATGTTCACATATTCGCCGTTGTTGCCGGTGATGTTCAGATCGGTGATGAAGCCCGGACCCTGGTAATAGCCGTCGATCACTTCGCTGCCGGTCGGCTCATCGAACATGAAGCGGAAGTTCGTCGGGTTACCGCTGTCGAATGCTTCCTGAACATCGGCAAGCAGGGGGCGATGGAGCAGGCCCGAGCCGCTGATGGTCCAGTCCGTCGCACCGGCATCGCGCACCGTGATGGGCGTGGCGTCGGGATCGGCGCAGTCCCAATCCACCGTGTCGTTCGTTGCACGGGTTTGCTGGAAGCCCTTGGTGGTGATGCCGCACATGGGCGAGAAGACTTCGGTCGGCGTCGCGCCGTCACCCATCATGATCGCGACGCGCGTCGATTTCAGCTTGTCGGTATAGGCCATTCCGCAACTCCAGCGAGGATTTGCGGGCAGGCTATGGATGAGGGGGCTGGCGCTCTACGGACGCTAGGTGGCGGTGGCGCGGACTGTGACCATGCCATGGTAGGCGTCAGCCTCGGCGCCGTCCTCGATCACCTGCGTCTGGGTCGCGTGGACGCCGAGCGATTCCCCGTCGCCAAGATCCACATCATCGATGCCGCTGACGATGCGGACGATGTGGCGGTTGATGGTCGCGGCCTGCGCTTCGGGGTCTGGCACGCTGGGATTGGCCAGTTTGGTGAAGCAATGGATCACGCCCGACTGCTCCGAACCGCTGCCTCCGTCCAGCTCAGCCACTGTGCCGATCAGCATGGGCACGCGGATGAAGGGGAAGGTGGGCGAGGCGGGCGGTTTGCCAGGATAAATCCGCGCTGCCGGCACGATCGCGGTCAGTTGCGCATCAGTCTTCAGGGCTGCGATGATCTTGCCCCTGACCGACAGGGATGGGTCCAGCGTCGTCATCGTTATCCGGCCCCATCCACCTGCGGATCGAGAACGACGGCCCCCACATCAGGAGCATCGTTTGATCCAGCCACTCGTCCACCTCGTCGGCTGTCGGAAATCGCGGGGGTTTCGCCATCGTCCGCAGCCTTACCACGGCGCTTGACCTCTGTCGCCCTGCCTTTCGCGATGGCGCGTTCTCCGACCTCGCGGCGCACTGTGCCCTCGTAGCCGGCGGGGAAGAACGTCATGGCGCGCGACGGCCACTTGTGGTCGTAGTCGGCGGTGAACTTTACCCTCATAGCGTGCCTCCTTTGACCACCCGCTTGACCGCTTCTTGGACGAGGCGCTGGGCTTTGGGTCGGGTCTTGTTGGCCGCTGGCTGCATGAATGGGCGAGCGGCTGTCTTCGAATCGCCGAACTCCATCTTAACCGGCCCCTGCTTCGCCCGGCTTGGCCCGTAATCAGTGATATTGGAGGCGAATGAACGGGCCGCCTTGCCCGCCTTGCGTTCGGACCCTTGCTCCAGTGCTGCGGCATATGGGGCGTCCGCGACGGATAGCGCCATCAACTGGCTTTCGCGCTGAGTGTGGATGGAGCGATCGAGCATGTGCGTGTCAGCGTTGGGCGGGTCACCTGGGTCACTGGCGACATGGTTCTTGCCGCTAACGGCGCCGTTCGTGATCGACAGGGCGGCTTCGGTGCTGAGATAGTCGGCCGCAACGTAGATCGCCTTGCCGACCTCCGCGCGCATCGCTGCGCCACGGATGCGCTTGAGGCGGGCCTTGTGGGCTTTCTGGCCGGTGATGGCGACCATCAGCCTGCCGCCCGCCCCCGGCAAACCCAATGGCTCGAAGCCGCATCCAGATCGGCGCTACCGACCATCCAGCGCTTGCCGCTGACGGTGATCTGGCAGTCCGTCGTCACCTCAGCGCCAAGCTCGGCGGTCAGGATGATGATCCGCACATCGCCTTCCGAATAGTCCTCGCTTTGGCGCATGGCATAGGTCGCGGCATCCATCTGCGCGCGGCACGGGATATCGGTTTCGGGGCCATAGGAGATATTGCCCTCTTCATCATCGGTGCGCGTGCCTGGCACATGCAGGGTGGCCGGCAGATACAGCCCGGCCAGCGCCGCGCCGAAGATGCTGGCGATGCCGCCATCGAGAAGCCCCATCAAAACCTCCCGTAAGGCAGCGGGCCGGCGAATCCGTTGAAGCCGCACCCGCCGATGACGGGGCCGGTGCCGGTTACGCGCGGGCCGGCCAAACAGGCCTTGAGCATGGGGTAGACCTGCTGGCCATAGCTAGTCGCGCCATACTCGCCCATGTCCGCGCCGCTTGACGCCGCGTCGCCGCGCTCTAGCTCGATTGTGCCCGACTTGATCCGCTTGAACCCGCTGGCGCCCTGAGCGGCCATTTCCGCCTCTGCGCCGGTGCCGATGCCCTGCAGGGTGAGATAATGCGCCGTGATGAGCATGGCGGCCAGATCGGCATCCTCGCCAAGGCAGGCCTGCATCGGGTCCACGATCCGCCCGGCGCGCGCCGACCAGAACGCATAAGCCTCGTCCGTCACCGCGGCGAACGGCGGGAAGATCGCAATGAACGTCGCCTTCGTCGGCGGGGTGTAGGCCATGGGTCAGTCCTTACGAAAATGGCCGCCGCCCGGTGTGAGCAGCGGCCCCGTTTGCCCCCGGTGTTGAAACGTCAGGCCTTGTCGCCTTCGGCCTTGGTTTCCTTCGCATCCTTGGCCGGTGCCCTGGCGAACCACTCTTCGGCGAAATCATCCACCTCGATCGTTTCGCCCGGCTGGGCCATGACCAGCGCGCCACCCAGATAGGCGCCGCGCGGGCCGGTGCTGATGTTGGTCACTTTCACCTTGGACATGTTCGCGCCCCTTAGAAGCTGTCGCGGTAGATCATGCCGGCTGGGAGGCGAACCTCCAGGCCACCGACATTCATGATTCCGCCGACTTCGTAAACCATGCTCGCCTTCTGGAAGGCGGGCAGGAACTGGTGCGGGCCGGGCAGGTGGAACTTCAGCACCTGCGAATTGCGGGCATAGGCGACGAGGCGCTTGCTGCTGCTGGTCCCCGCCGTTTCGAGCGCGCGGCTCTTGAGGATGGTCAGGCTTTCACCGGCCGCGTTGTTTGCCATCAGGAAGGACAGGATGGTCGAGCCGCTGTCACCGACGCGGGTGGTGGCGATGTAATTATAGCTGCTGGTCGGCAGGACCAGGGTGTCAGCCACCATCGTTTCGCCCGAGCCGGTTTCAACTGCGGTCAGCGCTTCGTTGATGTCGCGCAGGATCTGATCGGCGGTCTTGGCCGACCAAAGCCGCGACGAACTGGTGCCATCGTTCGCGACCTGCGCCGATGCGACGTTCGCGTCATTGACGAAGCCGGTCCAGCCCTTTTCGTTTTCGCCCTTTGGGGTGAGGCCTGTCATGGCGATGCCATAGATGAAGCGATCGGCGGCGAGGCCGGCAGCCAGCGCCTTGTCCGACGACAGCGAACGGCCGAGCTTGGCGGCGCGCTGCATTTCCTGCGTGTTCCATTCATAGCCGATCGCGGCCAGATGGAAGTTGCGGGTGTTCTGCGTCATCTTGGTCGACGCGTAGGGCATGTTGAACGCCCCGCCGGCCATGAACTCGGCCTGGCCGACCTGATCCATCGAATAGACGACCGTGCCGACATCCCACATGTCGCCCGAGCTATCGACCGGCATGAACCGAGTGATGTCGAAGCTAGGATACTTCGTCATGTAGACTTCGGATTCGATGCGGTGAAGCTGCGGGGTTAGGAAGGCATAGCCGACCTGCGCGTCCGACAGGAACGCGTCGATCTTGTCGGCGAACGAAGCCGCATGGCGCGCATTGTCGGCGGCCCACAGGCTGATGACCTGCCGCTGGACCGCGGCGTCAGCGGCCATGAACATGATCGGATCGGTGATGCGACCGGCAGCGGCGTCGAAGAAATGGGAAATGGCGTTCATGATTGCCCCCTTAGCGCTTCACGATACGGCACAGGCCGTTCGTGACGGTTTCGTCTGCGATCCACCCGGTCGCGATGTGCGTTGCGTCGGCGGCCGTGGCGCCGATACCATCCGCCGCACCAGCACCAGTGCCGACCGTCAGCGCAGCGCCATCGGTCACGGCGCCGGTGACAGTGACATAGACCGCACCGCTGGTGATGATCGTCATGTTGTCATACTGCTGATATTCGTCAGCATCGGCGCCGGGCAGCGCGCCCAAGGCCGAAGTGGCGACGGCGAAGCCCAGGAAGGTGGCCAGCGTGCCGACCGTGCCGACTGCGCCGTGATCGCCCGACCCGCGATAGACCGGCGCGCCGAATGCAATGCCCGCAGCGGTTTCACAGGTGCGGCTGATGCGGTTGGAGGTCTCGCCATTGGCGATCATGCCGGGATAGCCCTTGGCGGGGTTCTCGGTGTAGCTGCTCTGAAGAACGGACATGGTTCAGCCCTCCCTTATGCGTAGCGCGCGGCGCGGATGGTGGAGACGGTGGCGGCGTCATTGACCGGGCCGCGAACGCCATCGGTGATGATCGTGCGCAGCGGGTCGGCGGGCTTGGCATCCTTCGCAGCCATGGCGAAGGCGCCTGCGATGCCGACATCATCCAGCGCGGAGGCTTCGGTATCACCGAGGGTGAAGGCCACGACCGCACGGCGGATTTCCGCATCAGTCTTGCCATCGGTCACGATGTCGGCCTTGACCGCCTTTGCCTTGGTCACCAGCGTTGCCCGATCCGCGACGCGCTGATCCAGCTTGGCTGGGGTCAACTCGGCGTTCGCATCGGCCAGCTTCTTTTCCAGCACAGCCTTCTCGCCCTGTAGGGTGGAAATCTGGCCCTTTGCATCGGTCAGAGCGGTTTCAGCCTGCGCAGCCTTGTCCTGCAGCTTCGAGATCGCGGCGCTGACGGCTTCCGCGTCCGATAGGTCGACCTGCAGACCGTCGAGCACGATCTTCTTCACTTGCTTCTCCTGTTCAAGGATGTGGAAGGGGTAAACGTCCATCTTCATGCCGGCCTCGCCGGACTTGGCGTCGCCGCCCCCAAGTTCGGCCAGCGCGTTCTTCATCTGCTCCATCATGAGCATCTGACTCTTCTCGCCCTCTTTGCCGGTAGTCGGGGCAGAGCCGTTCATGTGTTTCTCGTGGAGCGCTATGGCCTTCTTGAGCCATGCGGCGGCCTCTTTCGCTCCATCCTGCAACGCGATAGGCAACGCGTCGCAGATCGCGGCATCGCCGATGCGGCACGACGGACCGGCCCTGCCACGGTCCACGATTGCGACGTGATTGCCAGTGATGGCGACCTGCTTGGCCACGCATTTGACGCCGCCGGGGCCGGTGAAATCGCCGAACTGAAGCTCAGCCGCATAGCCGTTGGACAGTTCGCGCTTGCCGGCGTCCACAGCGTCGATCGTCGCCTTGTCGGTCAGCAGCAGGTCGAACGCGAGATATTCACCGTCCCGCATCGCGCCCATGACAACGCCGCGCGCATGATCGCGCCAATTCCCGGCGTTGACGGCCTCGCGCGGGTGATCGTTCGTGATCGGCTTGCCGATGAAGCTATGCACCGACTTGGCATCGAACACGGCGGCATCGTCGCGCAGGACGTTGACCATCCCGGCGTCGCGCAAGCCATGCTTGTTTTCGGGGTCGATCTCGGAGCCGAGATAGGAATAGGTGCCGGTGCGGGCAGCCTTTGCCCTGACGGCAACAAAGCCGCCCTGCATCGGGCGAGGCGCGTCAAGGGTCAGGGCGTCGGAGAATAGCACCATGGGGCTTGTCTGCCGCATGGTCTTGGCTAGGCTCTACGGACGGGAGGTTAGGGGGTTATCCCTTCCATCGCCAGCGCCTGATCAAAGGTCATGCCCTTTGAGTGAACTCGCTTGTGGATCAGTTTGTATCTGCATTCGACGCCAGCCCTGCGGCAAGCTTCTATGAGGGCGACGCGCTCGCCTCGGAATTGCACCCAGTGAGTGTTTTGCTTGTTCGCAGCCTGCTCGCGCGCGGTAGCCCATCTACAGTTGCCCGGCTCGTAGTTTCCGTTAACGTCGATCCGATCAATGGAATGCTTGGGCGAAGGACGACGCCCCATATCCGCAAGGAAATTCACATAGTCTAACCGCCAACGGTCGCATACGCTTATGCCGCGCCCGCCGTAGTGCCGGAAATGCTTATCGTTCGGGCTGGTGCAGCGCCCTATCATCTTACTCCAAATTCCATATTCCGCGGCATAATGGCTGCGCCGGGTGTCCCCATGGCGGAGGTGATTAGCCTCATTGAAAATGTGTTGCCTGCACCCGCAATGCTTAGAGTTGCCCTGTTTGAGGGTATGTATCGGCACAAGACGCTCGACGCCGCAAGCGCAACGGCACATCGCGCGGCGCATGGATTCGCCATTTCCGCGGATATAAGGCTCCCCCTCAGACAGAACCTGCCAAAGACCAAATAGCATCTTTCCGCCGAGTATCTGGTGAAGCGTCATCTTCTCTTGTCGGCGCTCAAAAGATCCGCCGCGCCGCATCCGCGCTTCATGCATGGAACAGGCGTTAAAACGATTTTTACGAGCGGGCTTGCCGCACCCAGGCGCAGCGCATAATTCGGGCATAGCCATACCGAAAATCACCTTTCGTTGTGGTCAGGGCCGGGCACTGTTAGCGCAGTGTTTCCGGCCCGCTTCAGACATAGCACGAATCGCCGAAAATCCTAGCTAATCTATGGTATCTAAGAGCGGTATCCACGCTTGAGAGCGGCACCCACATGCGGGACGCATTCCGGGCCTATCATCTGCGGCGACTTGCCCAGAACCGTCGCGTTCTTTACCCGTCCGCAGGTTATAAATCTTTCCGTCGCGGGCGAGGTGATCCTGCCTAGGAAAACGCTTGGCTGAATGACGCCACTTGAAGAATTCCAATCCAGCTTCTGCTTGCCGTTCCGTGTCCAGCGCCGCTGACAGGGATGAATTTTGATGGCTGGCAATCCTGACCGCCCGTGCGCGACTGCCGCCTACGTCTTCGCGTATCTGGCGCGCGACATCCCTGACAGGCGTCCTCTGCTCGTATCCGCGGAAGACAGCATCGGCAATTTTGCCCTTGGTCACATCGGAGACATTGGTCACCAGCGCAACATTGCGCGCCAACCACGTCCCCAGTGCCTCCTCCACCGGCTGCGCGGACAGGATCAGGTCGAGATCGACACCCACGCCGGCCTTGATCGCGGCCGACCATTTCGAGCGGTGCGTCCTCTCTGCTTTTACCACCCACTGCCGCAGCCCCGGCGCGATCCGTGCGGTGAGGACGGTCAGAAACTCCTGCGCCACGCTGCTGATGGCGGCCTGCACCTGATCCACGGTGTCGACGGTCAGCGTGTCGGCCGTGGGCAGCGGCTGCGGATCATAGCCGGCAATGATGCGGTCGATGCTGTCGGCCCATATCTGCCAGGCGGGCGCGTAGATCGCGGCGAGGTCCGTTGCCATTGAGACAGCGGGGACAATCGGCCTGAGGACGATGTTTCGCCGCTTGCCTGCTTGGCGAGCCATGCGGGGGAGGGAATAGGCCACTATTCGCCTCCGCTGCGGATTTCCTCAAAGATTTCCGGCCCTAGCACGATCTTACCGGTGTAGGGCTTCACCGTGGCCAGATCGATGTCGCCGCCGACCTGAATGGAAATGTGGGGCTGATACTCGGGCCAGTCGAACGACGCGCCCTTTTCGCGCATCTCGGCATTGCGGCTCACCAGCTCGTAGGCGGTGAACAGCAGGGCCTTGTATTTGCCGTCAGGGCCAAGCGCTTCGACCAGACGCGGCCCGCCCGGCTCGATCTCCAGTTTGCCGCGCCAGCTTTCGCCCATGGCCATCCAGTCAACCGGCGTGCGGCTGTAGGTGATGGTGACATGCAGGTCTTCCGCGATGTCCGTGAAGCCCTGCGAGCGCGCCCACTTCACGATGTCGTCACGGTTCTCGACTGCCCGGCTGACGTAGAGCGTCTTGGGCGCCCAGTCTTCCAGCATCCAGGCATCATTCACAGCACGGCGGGCGGGCAAGCCACTTCCAGACTGCCCGCCTGCACGCGAGATAGTCCGATCACCTCCTTCCGATCCGACCGGCACAATGCCCAGCTCGGTTTCGTCGCCATCAGGCAATTCTTCGCCCGCTTTTTCGGCTTCATCCAAAAGCGCCTTCAATCCTGGCCATCTTCCGGATTCCACCAGGCGGTTCTGGACGGTCTTGGCCATCGCGGTTTCTTGGACCATCGCTAGGCCCACGATCTTTTCAAGCGCTTGGGCTTCCTTCAGTTCGATGTCAGCCTCTTCCGTCTCGCTAAGCGTGCTGATTGGCGAGAACTTCCACGGCAGATCGGCGGCCACGCCGGCGGAGGGCAGTACTACCGCGTCCAGCCTATCCATGATGGGCCGCAGTTCCATGGTCTGCTTCGCTGCGATCATGGCGAGATAGTTGCGCTCATCACCGGCGCCAGTCGCGTTCATACCATCGGCAGACTTGCCGAGAAGGCGGGTCGCAGGGATATCTGCGGCACCTGCCACGATCGATAGATAGGTCTTGATGACATCGGGCATGCCGGCCCAATTGATCTGGCGCGTTTCCCACGTCTCACCTTCGCCGAGCGCCAGCATGCGCCACATGCTCTTGCCCTGCGCGGTGGTCTGGAGGGCCTGCATGAACTTGGCTTCACCGCCCGGCTGAGCGAGCGTTTCATACATGCCGGGCATGGTGAACACGTCCACCTTCGCCTCATCGATCAGGTTCGCGAAGCCCTGGGTCGCGGTGACAGCCTGCTTGATCGCATCATCAACCGTCTGGATGATGCTATCACCCCAATACTGATCCTCCCAAGAGGTCATGTAGAGGCCGGGCGCCGGCATGCCCTTGAACGCGATCACGCGCGAAGGGTGGACATCGACCTGCTTGCCGCTGCCGCCAAGGCGGAAATAGCGCGGCTCGCCAAACATCGGGGAAGCGGGGTCCGTTTCCATTTCGCCGACCGTGAGTTGATACCGCGAAAGGACCGCGAGCCATTCCACGAAGCCGGTATCGACATTGGCTGGCAGGGGCAGATCAGGGCGCCGATCGCGCGCGCCGATGAGGATTGCGCCGCCGCCAAGCCTGCCCAGCACCATCGCCTGCATGACCTTCGACCACAGGCCCAAGCGCTTCTCTTCGCGCTCGATGGCCGCAATCTGGTCATCTTCGGCGTCCCAGTCCCGGCCTGCTCGGGTCATGTCCTGACACGGAATGTCCACGATCTTCCGGCACAGCCAATTGCCACGATAGGCAGCCTCGATCTGCTGCGGGTTTTTGCGAAGAAAGGTCCATGTGTCATAGCTGGACCGGTCAACCGAAGTGCCCCGGCCAGACATGACGTTGGCCAGCGCGCCGTCCACGGTGAACGTTGACCGGATGGGCATGACATTGGATGGCGCGGGGATAACGTCCCGGCCGTCGAACACAAATCCCGCCTTCGGGGTCACATTGCGGATGCGGCCAGACATGGGCAAACGGTGCGGGTAGGGGCTGGCTATTGCTACGGACGCTAGAGGACATCGAAGCGCGTGCGGCGAAGCTCTTCGAGCGCGAACGCCATCACCACGGCGTCGGCAAGGTTGTGGGATGGGACACCGCGCGTCTTGAGCGATTTCTTGCTCTCGACCTTCATCCGGCCGTTCACGCTTTCGCGGCGCGGCTGTGATAGCTCGGCTTGCAGCTTATCACGCAAGGGTAGGCCTCGCGGAATGGATATGAGCTTTTCGGGGTCGTATGTGAGACCATTGCGGGCCTGCCAAGTGTTGCGGAACCGATCGCCCAGCAGGCCCCAACCCTGCGCCTTGAGATTGGCGAACATGTCGCCATGCGTCTTGCCTGGCTGGTATTCCCGGTCGGCCATTGCCGGGCTTTCCGATGCCGTCCATCCCTTGAACTGAATCGGGCGCTGGCCCTCATTCAGGCGACGGAACTCCCCAGGCACGGACGCGCCGACGCCGATGTCATCGATATTGAGGCTGTCCAATCCCTCCCTAAGCACGATCGGGTGCGCATAAGCGGCGGCTGCATTGGGGTTCTCGTCCTGCCATTCCTCCAGCCCAGACAGGACGCAGCCATGGCGCCAAGCTAGCGCGTTCGGATCGCTCGACTTTGGCGCGATGACATCGCCCTCGATCCCGCCCGATATGTCCATGCCGCCGATCTTGCCGCCGCCAGCAGGAAAATCCTGGATCTCCAAATGCGCATCGATAGCCGCCTCAATCCAGCGCGGCTTGATGATCGCCAGTGCGCTATCAGCCACCGGCTCCCCAAGATAGACATGGCGGTATAGCTCAGGGTCCGTCTGGCGCATCAACTCGGCATCGTCGGCCAGTTCCTGCGGGAAAAACGGGTTGTCGGTATAGTTGACCTTGAGGGTGATGCAGTAGGCTTTGCCGTGAAGCTCGGCGGGGTAAATCGGGCTGGTGACGAACGCCTGATAGATGAAATCAAGCGGGCTGGCAGGGTTGAAGCAGACATAGATTTCGGAGCCAGCCTTGCGCATGGTGGGCACCAGCGCATTCCAACTATCCTTTGTGATGCTCTCGCCCTCATCGATGAAGGCGGCGTCGAAGTTGGAGAACCCCTTGAGCTTCTGGTTCTGGAGGCGCTTGGACGATGCCCGGATGCCAGAAAACTTGAACACGCCTCCCGACGACGGGCAGGATATCTCGGTCTTGGTGATGTCGAAGAACCCGCCCAGGTTGCGACGGTCTATCTCCTCCACGATTTCCTGATAGCTGCTTTCCGCGATGGCCTCCATCAACTCGCGGAAGCACACCACGCGCCAGCCATAATACATCACGTTGTTGACGAGGATCGTGATAACCGTGCGCGTCTTCGAACTGCCGCGACCGCCCTCCGCCACCTTGAAGCGGGCCGGCTGCAGGAACGGCTCGAAGATCGCCGGAATGTCGCAATCAAAGATCGGCGCGTCAGCCGTTGCCAGCATCTTTTTTCACCAGAACATAGCGGGGTTCTTTGGGGGTCATTGAGCCGTCAGGGCTGGTATGCTCGACCTTATCGCGCAGGTGTCCGTATAGCTTGGCCAGGCCCATGGTAGCACTGACCGCAGCGGCGGGCGTCTCGCATTGGCGGGCGAAATCGCGATCCTCCTTGAGCATCTTGGCGATGTCATCGACGGTCATGTCGTGCCGTTCGGCGTGGTGGGCCTTCAATTCTCCGACCCTTACCGCAATCTTATCCTGGTCGAGCAGTTGCGAAGCCTTCACGTTGACCGTGGCGGCCTTCATCCGCGATGCATCATAGGCCTGCCGATACGCCTCTGACGCGTTTCCCAGCTCGACATATAGCTGGCAGAACTTCTCCTGCTTCGGAGTCATCCCTTCCGCCTCCCAGCCATATCGCCCTGCCGGGCCTTGCGCGCCACAGTCATGAACTGCTTGCGCTCCAGTTTCAGGTTCTCATCGCCGCCGGCCATCTCCTGCCATATGCGCTTGCGGTCGTTCCGCATGTTGTAGCATCGCTCAAGCTTGCGGTGGCCTCCTTCGCGGAAGGCTTCGGCAAACTCTGGCGGCACGGGCCACAACTTCTTCGATGATGGGCGTTTCCACTTCATACGTCGATCAAACCCCCGTTTGCCTTGGTCGCGATTTCCAGAAAATCGATGCGGGCCTGCTTTGGCGCGCGGTTCCATGCGTGCTGCATCGCCATGAGGGAGTGATATTCCCACTCCTCCGGGGTCAGCATATCATATCCCCCGATCTGGGCGCGCCGGCTGATCGTCTGCTTGCGCAGGTCATCATCGCTCCAGTGCTGGCGCTTGGCCTCTGTCAGCAGTTCGATCTGCTCCTGCACCGGCAACTCAGCGACATGGGCGTGATGCTCGACGGTCAGGCTGGTGTCGCGCAGATGCGCCGGGATCGCCGCAGCCTTGTGGATCAGCTTCAGCTTGGCCGGGCCGATGCCCAGATTATCTGCGAGGAAGTCGAAGCCAGCCTGATCCAGGTGCCCGGCGGCCTTGCCCTCGACCATCCAGTCAGCGATCGCCCAATCGACATCGCGGCGCTTGGCGGCGAGCGTGCGGCCACGATCGATCCATTCCTCGGCAGGCGTCACCGCCGCCTCAATCACAGCAACAGCGTTCATCCCATCACCTCCCTCAAATCCACCCCACACCCGGTAAGCACGCGCTCCATGCGCTCGACGCGGTGTTGCGTTGGCGATCGAGCGTATCGGCTGCCGTGCTGCTCCCATCTCTTGGTGGTCAGCACTGACACCCCCATGGCCCTTGCCCATTCGTTGCGGGTCATGCCGGATGCCTGGCGGGCGGCGCGGGGGTTCATGGGCGGTTCTCCCGCATCATCCGGTTCCAGTTGCGAGCAGCCCGCGTCTTGTACCACGATCGCGCAAAGCTGAGATTCATCCGGCCCTCTGGCTGCTGATCGAGCGGGACGCCATGATCACAGAGGACGATGAACGGCCCCGTGCCATCGTCAAATCCCTCATAGCCGGTCCTGACCGTTGGCCTCCGACCGCAATGGCAGCGGCGCACATGGTCGAAGCGATATCCGCTCTCAGTCGTGATGCTGGCCATCACTTCCTCCCCTCAACCTTGGCGATCTCATCCCGAACGAGGGAGCCGGCGTCCCAGGCCCCCGACCTTATCGCGCGCTGGTGATATCCTTGCGCATACCGGACCGCGACGTTCTCGCGGGCTTGCTGGAGGGTGGTGGGGGATTTCATTTCGCGTCGCGCTCCTGCTGATAGCGCGCAGGCAGAACGTCATAGGACAGCATGTCGCGATACTCGGGGATGACCATCAGGGCCTCATGAACCATGGGCGCGGGTATGTTGTGGAATGCGCAAAGGTGGTGCGCTTCGATCATCAGCAGGAGCTTGCGGCCCAAATCATCTGAGCGATCCCAGCGATCATCACATGCGCCTACAGACCATGAATATTCGCGTGAGAGCATGTCATAGTCGGGGTGCCGGAAAACCTTCACGCGGGGTCCGAGTGGATCGTAATCCTTCCCGGCATTAGCGCAGATCATGGCATCGATCAGGGGAATGTCTGACATCACGCCCTCCACCCGTTGCGCTGGCAGAGCGCCTCAAATTTCTTCTTCATATTGTCGATGCCGGCCTGCATTCCGGCCAGCTCCGCGCGAAATGCTGCGATATCCTCCGGCTCGGCAATCGCGCCGAAAAACTCTTCGCGCACGGTGGCGACGAACTTCTCGGACAGGTCCAACTCATCGGAGATCACCTTGTCCGATTTGCCGTCCCGATAGCGCTTGGTTCCTTCATCGAAATAATCTTCGAGCGCAGCGATGACGAGGCGCTTGTGCTTCTTCATCTGGTCCATATCGACCAGACCAGCGGTTGCGACGGCGGCGGGGGTGACGAGTTTCATGGGGACAACCTTTCTGGCTTTCTTGGCGGCGATGCAGGCGGGGCAAGTGATCTTGCCATCCACCTGCCAGCCCATGTGAATGACCTTGGGGATAGCGGTCTGAGGGCCGACCATCTGGGCAGCGCTCCAATGATCCTGGGTTCCGCAGATGTGGCAGGTCATGCCGACGCGGAGACGGCCGCCATGCAACTCGGGGACGAGGCCGCGCCATTCGCGCGCAGGGATCTTGGAAATGATCGTCTTGCTGACGCTCATCGGTCAAACCTCCCCATGCCCGTCTTGTCCCCACATCCCCAGCAAGGCCGGGGGCGGTTCTGCCCGGTGTCGCGCTCGCGGCAGCCGCAGAGGCAGGCGATTTCTTTGATGCGGTCCTGCGCCATCACAGCCCCACATTCTCGCAGCGGCGTTCGCGGATCACGAAAGCGCCATCGTCAAACCGGCGCAGATATCCGCGCTCCTCGGCAATCTTCCGCCACACCTCGGGTGCCCGCTCGACATCGCGCGCAGTGGCGGTGCGGTCGTGAAGCTTGCCCATGAACCGATCCATGTCGGTGCGATAAGTCGGATCCAGTTCCAGGTTCACACCGGTGGCGTTGGCGGCCCAGCGGACACCGCGCCGCCCTTCCGGGTCAGCGTTCATTCGGTCGTTTCGGCGGCGCGCGAGATCCTCCCAATCGGTCGGCACCTCGCGCTGCTGCGGCTGAGCCTTGGCGAGGTAGCTCTTTGCCAACTGCACCAAATCGAAGGCTTTCGGCATGAACGGCGACTTGATCGACCAGTCACCGATCGCCCGCTCCAGCAGATCGACAGGCAGGTCGTGCAGGTCGGTGGCCAGCATTGCGAGCTGGCCGGCGTGCGCCTCAAGATCGGTCTGTGAGGTAGGACGGTAGCGAAGCCCAAGCCTGGCTATCGCCTCCTTCGTCTTCGCCGAAACCTGCCTCCTGCTCGGCGCGGGCCTGTCGGAGGAGGTCGACGGCCGGGTCTGGCCTTGGCCCACGTAGGCCGTGAGCGGCTTGTTGAACAGCGGGTTGCCGTGTGCGTGTTCCATGTCGGTCGTCCTTGTCGGGATTGTGTATGCTGCCCCAGCCCTTCGCGGTGGCGTGCTCGAGCAACCGACCCGGCGGCCAGTTCTCATCCTGCTGGTCAGCAATGGCGCGCAGGAAATCGCGGTAGGCGGTCGCCGTGTTCTTCATGCGCTTGGATTTTCGGTTCGCCAGGAAGTCGGACCAGACCTGCGGATCGGCAAAACTGGGCCGGGGGAACGGATCGGGTTTGCGCGCCTGCGCGATATTCACAACTGAGGAAGATTTATCTTCCGAAGTATATTCTTCAGTTCTTTGTTCTGTGTCTTGCGCCTGTCTTGCGCCTGTCTCGCCTGGTGTCTCATGCACCGTCTCGGACGTGTCTCGTTCACCCTGGAATGTATCGTAATTACAGATGGTTACGACGCTAACCCCTGCATAAACGACTGTCTCAATCATCGTCTCGGATTTGAGCCGCTTCCAGAGGCGTTCAACCCACGCCTTATCCCGGTCCATGGCTGCACCCATGTCGCGAACGGACATGGCGAGCTGCCCACGATTGAGGGTTATGACGCGATCCTTGTAGCGGACGCGCGTTCCTTTCCATGATGCGCGAATGACCATCCAGGCGAACGCCATGGCCTCCGCGTCATTGCGAAACGCCGGGTGCCCAAGGAGGCTTCTGTACATCTTCACGAACCCGGCGTCGGAGGTCACAGCGAGCGCACCTCCACCGTAACAGCGCCACCCTTCACCCGGTCGCCGAACAGCACCACAGGCTGCGCGAAATGCCGGTCGCCGAACAGCACCACAGGCTGCGCGAAATGCCGGTCATCGACGCCCAGGGCGGCAGCGATGCCATCCTGATAGGCCTTGAGGCTGGCAGCGGCATTGTCCTTGTCAGGCAGCGGGCCGGCGGGCTTGCAGGCGAAGGTCGCGACGATCTGCAGGCGATCCCCGGCGGGCGCGGAGGAGCGCTCTGACAGGGCGGCAGTATGCGCCCACGCCTTATGCTTCTTCACCACGCGCGCTTTGGCGTGATGGCTGCGTGTCCGGCCATTCGGCCAGAGCAGCTTGTCGGGAAAGGGCAGGTCGAATTTCATATCGCGTCCACTGGTTTCATCCTCGCCCCGGATTGCTCCGGGGTCCGGTGACGCCAGTGGCTATTCAGGCGCGCCGACCAGAAGTGGCAGGCCGGTTTCCTCCTTCACGCGCGTGCATGCCTTGTCGAACGCGTCGTCAAAGACGAGATCGGTGCGCCAGAGATCGTACCAGAACATGATGCCTTCGCCGGTCTTGCGGTAGCGCAGGCGGGCGGCGATCCGGTAGTAACCGTCGTGTGCGAAAACGGGGATGCAGATGATGAAGAGACCAGGCACATCGACAGGCGCGCCATTGGCGTCGGTATGCTCGCTCTCGAAGCGGATCTGGCCTTCACCGCTCGACAGCTTGTTGGCCTGCTTGATCACGCTGGTTTCGTGGATCTGAAGGCCGTTGGACAGCTCCATCAGCTTGGACGCGCTCGCGATATTGGAGATACGAGCAGCGCCGATATATTCGCGGATGCCGGACGAAAGGTCATCGATATTATCGACCGTCTCGATGTCGGTGATGCGCTCTTCGATGAACTCGGCAAATTCGATCATCGGCATCTTCTTGCCATCGGCGGCGATCCATGCCTTCCATTCGTCGGAGAGGGGGAAGGCGAATACTGAGCGATGCTGGCCGAAGCGGGGAGCGCCATCTGCGCCCTGCGAATGATAGTCCAGAACGGCAGTCAGGCGGGGAGCCTTGCGATCGTCATGGGCGAAGAGAACGCTATCGCTATCCTTGAAGCGGTTGATATGATCGATCAGGCTTTCCAGGCGGGTAAGCGTTGAGGTTCCCTTGCGACGCTCGGGGGCGTTCCGGTATTCATCGAACACCGCCTTGGGAACGGCGCGCAGGCCATCGCGCGCCAGAATCGCGTCGACCTTCAGGCCGGACGACGGTTCCGTGATGCTGATCACGACGGGCTTCTGATATTCTTCCGATGCCTTGAGGGACTCGGTGATCAGTTCGCCGACGCGGGTGGTGTGGATTGCTGCTTCAGTTGCGGTCATGAACTTTGCTCCAGATTAGTTGCGGACTTCGCGGCGCGGGGTCACGTCGCGGACGGTGCCGAAAAGGTTGCCCTGGCGGGGCTTGTTGGGGGTGAACTTGTTATCTTCGGTGACCCAGCCGACAGACTGCTTGCGCTTCTCGTCGGGGCGCTTGATCATGTGCTTGGCGGCGAAGACGTAGAAACCGGCAGGGTCGCGGGCGATGTCGACGGTGATGGTCAGCTTCGCCTTCAGCTTGCCCTGGCCAGTGTCCTGCGCGAGCTGTTCCAGTTCGGCCGCAAGCTCGTTGAGGTCAAAAGCGACATCAGCGTCGAACTGACCGTCTTCCTGCATGCGGATGAAGTCAGCCAGACTATGTGCGGCGGGATAGCGCTGCCCGCCGTCAGCGGCGCGCTCCACAATCTCGCCTGTTTCCTGATCGATAGTTTCCATCTATATTCTCCGTGGCGTAGAAAAGGGCCGTGTCTCGCTTTCCTCGGGGCGCGGCCCATCCCGCCCCGGCGAATGGTCAGCCGCTCGGGCGAACTCCTGTTTCAATGATGGTGCGGATGCGGGCCTGACGTTCGGCCGGAAGCTGGGCGCGGCGCTTGGCGGCCCATGGGGCGTTGGCGGCGCGGGTGGTGGCGACCAGAGCGTCCAGCGACAGGGCCGGGCGACGGCGCGCGAAGATGCGGCGCCAGTTCATGCCGCCCTCCGATGCACGCCGCGCAGCAGCAGAGCCTTGATCGACCAGCAGTGGCGGCAAAGACCCGTCTTGGGAGCGCGACGGCGTATGGGGAATGCCTTGCCGCATTGCTCGCAGCAGGGGCCGGCTTCCTGGGGGCCGGTCATGCTGCCGCCGCGCGGCCCATGGCCATAAGCTGCATGCCACGCTCGACCTTGCGCCGTCCAACCACCGCCAGTTCGGCCCGGTCCTTGGCGCAGAACTCGCCATCAGCGGCGCGGCGCAGGATTTCCGTGGTATCTTCCGAGGCCCCAAGCGCCATATCGCCGGGGTTCGGGTCTTCATCGTCAGGGAGCCAGAACGCGCCCTGCTGGCAGAGAGCGATAAGCTCGCATGTGAAATCCGGCCCGATGAACGATGCGATCGACAGCACTTCTTCCAGATCAGGCTTGCGCCAGTCCGAGCTATCGACCTGAGCCATGAAGCTCTCAATCATCCGGTCCTTGATGCCGGTGCCGTTCGACACCTGCTTGACCGAGTAGCGCTTGCCGCGGCCCACGAAGAGGCGGATCGCATTGCGAAACGTCTCATTTGCTGCACTGCGGGAAACAAGCGGCTCATTGTCCGCAGAACTTGTCCTGACGTTCATACAGAAGCATCCTCATGAAGATTGGTCTGGAAATTTTTGGCGCCGAGAGCCGGAGAGAGGGAACGACCCTCGGCGCCGTCTTCGGACGCGACCCGAAGAACTGGAAAGAACACCGCCCCGAAGCCGAAGCTATGGCCGCCGACCTTGACCGCGCAGGGGGCGTGGATCGGCGTGGAGGACAGGTGATCGGTGAGGCTGCTCACGAAGCCCTCCGTGCTATGGTGGCGCGGAAGGGAGATTCGGGATGGGCCCAGCTACCAGCCTTGCATTGCGCGCGATCGTTTCCGGGCTTCACTATGCGGGCACTATCGATCAGCGCCATGTCGCCGCGATTGTGGATGCGCTTGGAGATGCAGCCGACAAGGCCAAGTCTTCCCATGGACCGGGCGCGGAGTATCAACTGCGCGAACTGGCCGCCGCGATCGCCAGGGATGGGCAGATCAGCGGACATCGTTGATCCACTCCGCCCACTGGTCGCGCATGATGTTCGCATATTCCTCAGTCGGGCATGCCGAGTTGAGGATGGCGAAGTTGACGATCTCCTGTCGCGCTATTCGGCGGATGCGCTCGTCAAGCGCCTCATCTTCGGCCGCCTTGCGCTCCGTCTCAGGGGTGGCCGAGCCAGCGAACGCGCTCATGCCGCCGCCGCGCTCGCGGGCTTGGTGGGGCGGGAAGCAGCAGCAGCCGCAAGCTCTTCCAACGTCGCCGCATCAGCACCGGCAATGGCGTGCCAGTAAGGGGCCGGAATGCTGTCGAGCCGGTTCCACGCCTTGGCGGTGTTAGGATCAACGTCGATCTTGCGACCGAGCGCGGCAGGCCCTCCGTTGCGCGCAATAATATCGCGATGCGTCGGAGCCTTCGGTGCAGATGATTTCCTCATGCCACGACAGGTATAAAACATACCCCGGCTCGTCAAGCGCTTTCGGTATGACGCATACCCGATATCGCCCTACGCGAATCGGAATGACCGAGCAGGCTGACAGGTTGAAAGAACTCATCACGGAGACTGGCGTAACTATGCGCGAGTTGTCCGATCGATGGGGCTGGAGCTACGATACGCTCAAGAGCAATGCCAACGGCAGCATGCCCTTCAGCTACAAGAAGGCGCTGGTCTATGCGACGCGCTTCGGCGTCCGCGCTGAATGGCTATATAGCGGGGCAGGGCCAAAGCGCGAAGCTCCAAAGGCTGAGCGCCGATCCGTTCAGGACGTGCCAGTCATCGGATGGGTGCAGGCTGGCCAGTTCACGGATATATCCGCGCAAGACCTAGGCGAATTAGAAACGGTGACGGCTGATGGGCTGGGGGCGGGGAAGTGGTTCGCCACTGATGTCCACGGCGATAGCATGGACCGCGTTTCTCCCGAGGGATCGCGCATCTTCGTCAACTCCAGTGACAAGAAGCTGGTCAGAGGCGGCTATTACATCTTCTCGATGCGCGGCGAGACGACATACAAGCGCTACTATGACGACCCAGTGGAGCGCCTGGAGCCTTATAGCACAAATCCCGTAAATCGGGCAATTTTCCCGACCAGGGCACACCCTTGGGTTGTAGTCGGGCGAGTATACCGGAGCGTCATCGACCTCGATTAATTTGAGGTCGGGTATTTTTCATACCGATTTCGCTTGACCTGCGCTGGTATGTTTTATACCTACCATCTCATCAGCTGGTGAGCCGAAAGCGCAGACCCGGCCCCAGCGGGAAACCGCGAGATGGAGGAAGAAGATGGCGATACGCTACACCAAGAACGGTAAGGCTTACGAAGCTCAGGTTATTGATGCCGGTTATTTCGAAGTCGATCAGCCGAAGTGTTATAAGGTGGCGGTCGGTCTCGGTTACCATTTGGTACTGCTGAGTGATGCTGAGATTTTGGCATGAGCTCTGCCGAACTCTGGTCCCCGATCCACACGATGCCGGTAGGCAAATGGGTGTTCGTCTATGTACCCGGCGCGTCTGGGTCAGGGTTAGAAGCGATCAAGAAGCCTATTTCCGCAGGGGCGTTTTGGTCAGGTCGAATTATTAGCCTTCAGACCGGCAAAGAAATACATCGGGCGACACACTGGAGGCCTGCATTCCTCCCGCCCACCGGATCGCCGCTCTCAGATAACTCGCTCTACGAGGCCGCCTGATCTCCCCAGACCGCGCGCCATCCACTCGGTGCGCGGCGAGGATGACATCAGTTCACCGATGGAGCGTCCCATGAGACACGAAATCATCACCGCCGACGAAGCCTGCAGCGCTACATGGCGCGCTCAGCTTCTGATCAATGGCCATATCGCGCAGATTGACGCCGCACTGCGGACGCTCAAGGCGGCCAAGGATCGCCTGCTTCCGTCGCTATGCGACCTGCATGGCGACAAGCTGAGCCGGATGCGCCGTCAGTTGGCGCGCGATCTGGACAGCATCATGGCGGCGCCCTTGGGTGCTGACATCGTTGCCCGCCGTTGGAACGGAAATGCGCACGGGCCGGATGTTCTGAGCGCCTGCGAGGCTGTTGATCGCTCGATCGCGCGGGCTGCTGAAGCCACGGCTTATCGCGCCATGATCGCCGCGCGCCGGGCAGGGGAGGCACGGCTGTGAACGCGCACGCTCCATCCGCAGCGGTCATTTCCGCCTGCCGCACCGCCGACGCCGTGAACCTCGTCCTGGCGCTCCAGACGCTTACCGAGGCCGAGCAGCTTTTGCGCGGCCGCCGATCCAATCTTGAGGAGCGGTTGCGTCACGAGGCGCTCCATCAGGCTGCGAAGTCGATGGCCGAAGCGCTGCTGCGGCACAACAACATCAACCCCGAAATCATGTGGAGGGCTTTCCTGTGAGCCACCTGACCAAGTCCGAGCGCAAGACGCTCAACGACGCGATGGAGATCATCAACAAGCGCACGGCGCACCGTTCGTCCGCTCAGATATACTTCTCGCACTATTCCGCCGAGCGCGCCCCGTCGCATGATCTGACGTTCTGGACGCCTGCTGGCAAGCAGCACAGCATGATCAGTGGCGGCACGTTCGCCGACAAGATCGAGACCTATATCCAGGCATGCAGCCGCGAGGTCTACAACGAGGCCATCGCCAAGGAGGAGCGCGCCAAGAAGCTGCGCGCCGAACTCTCCAAGCTGACGGGAGAGGCGGCATGAGCCAGCCTATCATCAACCAGCCATGGGAAGACGTTGCATCGGACGTGACCGACGCGATCGAGAAGGCTGTTCAGCCTCTGATCAAGAAGGCGGCGGACGACATCTATGCCGGTCTGCTCGACACCACGCAGGACTATCTGCGGGATAACATCGCGTTCAACATCGCAAGCCGGATTGATGCGGCAGAGCGTGAGGCGCGGGATGCCCGGCAGATCAATGCAGTTCTGCTGGAGGCGCTGGAGAACATTCTGAGTGCGACCGAAGAGGTTGGCTTCGTCCACTATGCGCCGCTTCGGAAAACCGCCCGCGCCGCCATCGCCAAGGCGAAAGGCGGTGCGCTGTGACCGACACCATCCCACCGCGCGGAGCATACGAAGGCGCCGGAGGCTGGAAGGATGGCCGATTTGGCCAAGCCTACGACCTGATTGCTGAGGCTCTGAAAGAGCGCGGCGTCGCGGAATTGCGCGGCAACAAGCTGCTGATCGCCATCGAACTGGAGGATGGCAACCATGATGACGCCGAGCCGGAATGCCCGGCTTCACACGACGGCCGCCACCACGTCGACACCTCGATGGAGAGCGGCCCGAACAACTGCTTCCACTGCGAAAGGTCAATGAAATGACCCACTATCTCAACGGCTTTGTGCCCGACATCGAATGCAAGCGCTGCGATGGCAATGGCTGGATCGAAGTCCGGCGCCACGGCATTTTGCGCGGCCTCCATCAGGAAGATTGCCCGGATTGCTGCGGCCATGGCTGGCGCCCGATGACGCAGGACGAGATGGACGACGCTGCGGCCGATGCCTTCTCCGACATGTGTGAGGGCGAGCCGCCGGTCAGCATGGATGAACTGCACCAGCGTGCCTACCGCGAGAAGATGGAGGCCCGGTCATGATCTCCACCATCCACGCCGCCATCGCCGCCCTGACAAACCCCGACGCCCGCATCGGCCTCCACCCTCCCTATGCCGAGCTGATCGGTGCGGGGGCTGTGGTGTTCATGATGGGGTTGTTGATGGGGAGTCACATATGAACGCCGTGACCAACATCATGGCCGGGGATGGCGACGACGCTTTCCGCGCATCGGTGGTCGGAGCTTCCGAGGTCGCCGCTCTGTTCGGCCAGCATCCCTGGCTGACCGAGTTCGAGCTTTGGCACCGGAAGGCCGGCAATGTCGCCACGCCAGACTTCACTGGCAATGAGCGCGCGGAATGGGGCGTTCGCCTTGAGCCGGTCATTATCGAAGGCGCCTGCGATCGCTTTGGCTACCAGAAGATGGAAACGCCCAAGCGGCTGACGAACGAAGCCGGGCTGGGCGGTCACCCTGACCAGATGGTGATGTGCCCGCAGCGCGGGCGCGGCATCCTTGAGGTGAAGACGGCAGACTGGATCGTGGCCAAGGGCTGGGGCGATGAGCCGCCGCTGAATTATTTGCTGCAGGTCATGTCCTACATGGGGCTGGCCGGATGCGATTGGGGCGATGTCATCGTGCTGGTCGGCGGCAATGAACTGCGCCGGTTCCAGTATCAGTTCCGCCCGTTCATCTGGGCCGACATAGAGGCGCGGGTTGCAGCGTTCTGGCGCTCCATCGCTGCGGGCGATCCGCCGGCTGCAGACTATACCCGCGACCTGCCGACGATCAGCGCGCTCTATCCCGAGGACAACGGCGACCTGATCGACCTGCGGACGGACAATCTGGCTGTGGACGCTGCAGACCGCTGGCTGACCGGCAAGGCGCTGGAGAAGCAGGGCAAGGCGCAGGCCGATGCAGCCCAGGCTGAACTGCTCGACAAGCTCGGCACCGCTGGCGTGGCGCTGCTCGATGGGATGACCGTCAAATGCCCGACCACCAAGGCCCAGCCGGATCGCGAAATCACTGCCGACGACATCGGCACAATTATCAAGGGGCGCAAATCTTACCGGCGCTTCAGCATCGTGGAGAAGCGCGGATGAGGCTCGCAGACACCTTTTATCTCGTCTGGAATCCAGAAGGGATGAACCCCCGTGTCCGTCACGACACTTTCGGACGAGCAGCGGAAGAGGCGAAGCGTCTAGCTGTGGCTAACCCCGGCAAAGAGTTCTTCGTCATGCAGGCTCACCGTCGCGTGACCATCCACAATCCGCTGGTGATCGAGGACTTCGATACCAGCCTAGAAGTTCCGTTCTAAGGAGAAATTGATTGGCAACCCAGCTTCAGGAGCGCCGGGCCGACCCGGCAGTAGCGTTGCGGCAGAGCCTGGCGCAGATGAGCGACCAGCTCAAGATGGCGCTGCCGGCGCATATTGCGGTCGACAAGTTCCAGCGCGTCACGATGACCGCAATCCAGAGCAACCCCGATCTGCTTAACGCTGATCGCCGGTCGCTGTTCGGCGCCGTGGTCAAGGCGGCCCAGGACGGATTGCTGCCAGACGGCCGCGAAGGCGCGCTGGTCATCTTCAACACCAAAAACCGACAGTCGGGTGGTTGGGACAAGAAGGTCCAGTGGATGCCGATGATTGCCGGCGTCCTCAAGAAAATCCGGCAGTCTGGCGAGATCGCCAGCGTCGACGTGCATGTCGTGCATGAGCATGACAAGTTCACCTATAGACCCGGCCTCGATGCCGTCCCGGTCTTCGAGCCTGATTGGTTCGCCGATCGCGGCAACCCCATCGGCGCCTATGCAATCGCTACCCTCAAGAGCGGCGAGGTCGTCCCGCCTGAAATCATGAACGTCGCCCAGATCGAGGCGGTGCGGAAGGTTTCGCGGGCGTCCGACAAGGGGCCGTGGGTGGACTGGTGGGGCGAAATGGCACGAAAGACCGTCATGCGGCGCTTCGCCAAGCGCTTGCCGAGTTCGACCGATATCGAAGCCGAGTTCGAGCGCGATGACACGATGGTCGCCAAGTCGGCAGCGCTCGCCATGGCTGCTGAGGGCGAGGTTGCGCAGATCGAAACCGAGCAGCCGGCTGGCCGCCTCGATGCCCTGGAGCATCAGATCCAGTCGGAGCAGGCCGCGGATGGCGGCGAAGGCCCGGACGACAACGAGCGCGGCGAACGCCTGACGCTGGATCAGGCCATGGCGGAAATCGACCAGTGCGGCACGGTGATCGATGTCGACACCAAGCTGGAATCGCTGCTGCCCGATCTGTCGGAGGCCGAAGGCGATGACCTGTTCGTCCATGCCGGCGTGCGCAAGACCGAGCTGGGGGCCGGCAAATAATGCCCTCCCGCTACGACCTCCCCACGCGCAAGGGCCGCTATTCCAAGACCTGGCATCGCCGCAACAACCTTCTGCGGATGCTGCGGGAAGGTCGGGCGATCCACGGCGAAACCCTGCGCAACGCGGTCATGCCAGACCGGAGCATGGCCAGCTTTTACCTGCTGATCCGCTGCATGAGGGCGGACGGATATCTGATCGAAGCGGTCGGCTCGGCCCATTGGTCGAAGGGCTACCGGCTGATTTCTGAACCGGCCTTCGCGGCCTAGAGGAGAATGAGCATGTTCGGACTGATGAGCGTGAAAAAGCACAAGGCGGTGGTGGCGGAGTTTCGCCGGCAGATCGGCGTGCAGAACGACAACAAGCGCCGCATGGCCGAGAGCCTGGATGGCGAGGCCCGTCACCTGCGCCGGCAGTTGGACAAGATGCAGGACAGGGTTGCTGCACAGGAAGCCGAACTGGCCCACTGGCGCGCCAACGGCCAGCTTCGCGACCCCAAGACCGGCCGCCTGATCCCGCGCGCGAAGAAGGCGGCGGCGTGATGGCTGGCGTCCGTCAAATCACGCTGGAGCAGTTCCACGCCGAGATCAAAGCGCAGAACGCTGCCAGCAAGGAGGATATCACCTTCGTCTGCCCGATGTGCGGCACACACCAGTCTGCGCGCGATCTGATCGAAGCAGGGGTAGGGGCGACGTTCGATGAGGTCGAGAAGTATCTCGCCTTCTCCTGCGTCGGCCGCTTCACCGATGCCGGTTATCCGCGCAACAAGCCGGATGGTAAGCCCTGCAACTGGACGCTGGGCGGACTGTTCCGTGTGCATAAGCTGGAAGTGATCGCGGACGGCCAGGCGCACCCATGCTTTGAACTGGCTGAGCATCCCAAGATTGCGCGGCAGGCCGCCGCCTAACCATTTCACCAAGGGACTGCCCGGTGCCCAACAAGCCCGGCCAGAGTTTTCGATGAGCATCGAACTGACATGCTACGGAACCGAGGACTGCGAGCCGTGGGGCGTGTTCGCTCATGGCCACGTAGATCCGGCGCTGATCACGGTCGAAGCGATCAACGTCGCTCTCGATGCCGGCGGATTTGAGACGATCGACCATGCCGATATCGAGCATCTTTGGATGGCGCGCGACGAAGAAGATGCTGGCGAAGACGGCATGTTTCCGTGGCACTGGTGCCAGGCCGACACCGAAGGCGCAGTGGCCATCACCGGTATCAAGTTCTGATGACCCCGCGCCCCCGCCACCCTCAACCCCGCCCGCGCCCAATCCAGCGCACCACGAAGAAGCCCGGCCATTGGGTTCAGACCCTCGACGGCTTTGTGAGGATCGAAGCATGACCCAGGAAAACACCGCGCTGCTGGAGGCGCTGGCTAATATCCAAGAAGAATTGGCTTTAACGCTTGAGGAATTGATCGACCACAACGGCGACAGCATGGATGATGCCCGGCGCAAGCGGATTGACCAATTGCGCGCCCGTCACTGGTCTGACTGCGCTGTCTACAACGAGCCTCACGCACCATCTGGCCCTTGCGATTGTGGCGGATACCTCGTCTCCATTACCACCCCGACGCCCGCACAGGTCGAGCCGCTGCTGGCGGAGTTGATCGGCATCCGTAACACGATCGCCGAAGCGATTTGGCGAGACATCGGCGGCGAGCGGTTGAAGCGGGTCAATTTCGCGCCGTCCGCCATCCACCGGATCGACAAGCTAATTGCCGACGCCATGCAGGGCAACCCACCCGCCGCCGGGGACAGCGAGGCGGGGCGGCTGCGGGAGGCGGCATTCGTGGCGTTTGCCATGCGGTGCTCCGCGCAGAACCCAGCGGCTATCGGCAGCGCCAAGAACGAAGCCATCCAGCTTCTGGAGCGGTTCAACATCGAACCGCGCGACGATGGGTTGTTCTATCACGACATTGCTGATGACGAACGGGACGCCCGCGCCGCCCTCGCCGGATCGGAGGGCGGGCGATGAGCGATGTCATGGAAGAGCAGCGGAAGCGCTTTGACGCTGACCGTGCCGAGCAATTGGCCAAGTCGCGACCCTATGCACCGGGGCCATTCGCGCCGGGTTCGTTCTCGGTGGGCCAGCGCGACACCCACCACTTCGACATCTATGCTGAGCGCAGGCCTGGATATGTCCAGTGGTATTATCGTCAGAACCCGACGAGCATAGCCTATCCGATGGCAGATGGTGTGCAGGAGCGCGCCTTTGCCATCCGTGGCGAACCAGGCGACATCCGTGTCCGTGATGAGCGCTGGGACCAAGAGAGCGAAATGCGTGATCGCACGTCGCTGCGGTTTCCGTCTGTGGAAAGCGCAATGGCGTGGATTTCGGCCACGCTGCTGATCGACCATTCGGAGGCCCACCCATGAAACACCACCACGGAACCGACACCTGCGTCATGTCCGCAGCATGCGTTGGCAAGCCTGCCGACCATGGCCTGATGTGCGAGGAGTGCAGGGCGGAGGATCGGGCTATGCATGCGCCGCACCGCGTCCAGCTTTCGCGCAAGAAGGGATGGAAGATGCCGGCGAACACGGTGAGTGTTGCTCGGCCAGGCCGGTGGGGCAATCCCTACCGCGTCGGGCCTGAAATGACCGCGGCATCGGCGGTCGCTGCGTTCCAAGCGCTGCGCCCATGACTGATCGCGCCAACATCCCGGTCATCGCCGAGTTCATCCAGCTACTGGCCGCCCGCGCCGACAAGTTCGCCGCAATGGCTGGCGTCGGCGGCATGGAAACGGCCGGGCATCTCATCTCCTATCTGGACGAGAACCCGCGCGATCTGGAGCCATGGCTGAACGGCGGCTTTAGCGAGCTGCCCGACAATTGGATCGAGCGCGGCAGCCTCACCCATCATGCGCTGAACGGCAATATCGTCTCGCCACGGCAGGTCCGCCATTCGCGCATCATCAAATCCATGAAGGACGCCGCCCATGACTGACATCATCCAGGAAATGCGCGGGCTGATCGCGAAGGCGACGCCGGGGCCGTATCTGATACGCACGCTCGAAAACTTCGGCTTCAATGTTGTCCATTATCAAGATGGAGACAAGTTCAACATCGTGCGGGTCGGGAAGTGCGCTGACGAAGCAAACGCCGACCTCATCGTTGCCGCCATCAACCACCTCCCGGCCCCGCTGGATCGGTTGGAGGCGGCTGAGAGGGGATGGCAGCCTATCGAGACGGCGCCGCACATGCGCGAAATTCTCCTATGGGCTGACACCAGCGTTCCGCCGTTCGACAACTGGCGCATGGCCAGCGGCTATTTTCATAGCGAAATGAAAGTGTGGGTATGGGGCGGCGAGCAGGTTCGCGAGTGGGCATTCCCGCCCACCCACTGGCGCCCGCTTCCCGACGCGCCCGCCATCCGGGAGGTGAAGCCGTGAGCGAGATGATCGAACGTGTGGCCAAAGCCATCTACGAGGAGGACGATCCGTGGCATAAGGCGTGGCCGTGGCCTGACCTGAACGAAAGTCAGGGATCGCCAGAGACGTATCGACGGATCGCCGCCGCAGCCATCAAGGCTATGCGAGAGCCGAGCGAGGCAATGATCATCGCAATGACCGAAGTGCCATGCGATGAAGCGACGCCCGGCGGTGTCCTGTTCAATACTGGCACCGAAGCGAAGGCAATCTGGCAGTCCGCCATCGACGCCGCTCTTGTGGGGGAGGTGGGGTAGGATGGCGAGCCTGCCTGATCTCGACCGTCGCCTGTCCCGAAAAATCGAAACCGGCAGGTCAATTCAATTATCCGCGGATGAGCTGGATCTGTTGGTCGCGACCGGCGCGATCGATACCTTCCGCGCCGCCGTAGCAGATTACCAGAGGAAGCAATGCCAGCACAGAAGCGCCCGAAATCGCTCTATCAGCGGGGCCGATACGCCCTCTATCCCCGCGAAGGGCGCAACCACGAAATCGTCTGGTATGACGACGAGCGAAAGCGTGAGCGAAGCTCTAGCGCTGGCACGACAGACATCGGGAAGGCCAAGCTCGCACTAGACCGGCTCTACCTGGCGGACACCGGTCATAGGCTATGCCCGACCTGTCATCGCCCATGGGATCATGAAGGCTCGCCGCTGCTGCTGCGCGCGATCACCGATTACCTGATCGAATCAGAGAACAAGGCGGGCATACGCAGCGCGAAGAACCGGCTTGGACATGTCATCGAGCATGCGGCCACGACGAACCCGGCGATCAAGGTCGCCGAAGTAGACCAGCGCTGGGTCGACGGCTTCCGCAAAGCGATGGCCGACAAGAAGAACCCCAATGGATCGAAGCGCTCGCTCTCACACATTGAGGGCTGCGTTCTCCAGCTGGCTGCCGTCATCAATGCCACGCCGGGCGAGAAGGCGTCATTCAAGGCCGAGCAGCAGAAGGCGGTGTCGAACACGCCGACCTATCGCGCTGACATCGCGACGATCGCCAAGATGTTCGACTTCTGCCTGCGCCCCACCGGCGGGCGCTCCGACAAGGAGCGGGCTATGATCGCGGCGACCCGGCAGAACCTGCTGCGCTATCTGCGCATGGCGGTTGCCACATGGGCGCGGCCAGACGCGATCTATGATGTGAAGCCGGATCAGTGGCACAGCGCCGCACGCGTCCTGAGCCTGAACCCAAAAGGCCGCCGGCAGACGAAGAAGTATCGGCCGACCATACCAGTGCCGCACCAACTCGCGCCTTGGCTGGACGACATGGGCGACCAATGGTTGCCTGTCTCTACCATTCGTCATGGATGGGATTCGATGCGGAAGCACCTTGATCTGCCGGGCGGCGCGCAGGCGGGGGAGAAGTTGATCCGCCGGTCGATGGCGACGCTGGCCCGGTCGCGGATCGGTGAGGCCAACTGGCGCCAGGGCGAAATGATGCTGGGCCACGTGAAGATGTCGATCAGCGACATCTACGCGGTGCCGGACCCGGCCAATCTCGGCCTTGCGCTTGCCGCCACCGAATCGATCATTGATGAAATCGAGAAGATGGCGCCGGGCGCTTTTTACCGCGCCGTTACCGCGTCGGGATTTGCGTTATCTGTTGTGGAAGGTGGCAAAAATGGCTAATATCAGCCGTATCGAAGCCGGAGCGGGTGAGGGGAATCGAACCCCCGTCGTCAGCTTGGGAAGCTGCTGCTCTACCATTGAGCTACACCCGCGTCTGGACCGGCCATGGCATGGCCATGGGGCGCGGTCAACGGGGCTTGACGGGCAGGCGCGAAATTAGCCGACCTGGCGTTTCGCCAGCTTGCGGGCGAGGGTGCGGCGATGCATCCCCAGGCGCCGGGCGGTTTCGGAGATGTTGAAGTCGCAATCTTTCAGCACTTCATGGATATGTTCCCATTCCAGCGTCTTGATCGATGTCGGGCGCGGCGCCAGCGGTGCGGCGGGGTCGCCGCCCGAGCGAGCGAAGGCGGCCTCGATATCGTCGGTGTTGGATGGTTTTGCCAGATAGTTGGTCGCGCCGAGCTTGATCGCCTCGACCGCGGTCGCAATGCTGGCAAAGCCGGTCAGCACCACGATCAGCATGTCGGGATCATGGGCGTGCAGCGTCTGGACGCAGACCAGGCCTGATTCCGGGCCGAGCTTCAGGTCGACCACGGCATAGCCGGGGCGCTTGTCCTTGAGCACCTCCTCCAGCGCGCCATGGCTGGCGGCGGTCAGCACGTCATAGCCGCGCCGCTCGAACGAACGTTTGAGGGTCTTTGCAAAGGCCTCGTCATCCTCGACGATCACCAGCAGCCGGTCAGCCGTCATCTTCGCTGTCACTTTCCTCTTCCAGTGCGACGGTATCGAGCGGCAGGCGCAGCAGGATCAGCGCGCCGCCATCGGCGCCGTTGCTGGCCGATACGCTGCCGCCCAGCTTGCGCACGACATTGACCACAAGGAAGAGGCCGAGGCCATGGCCTTCCTTGCCCTTGCT